CGCAGTCAATTCTGCCATATAATTATTTAATTATTAGGCAAAGAAAACGCGTGGATCTACTTCGAAGTTTCTTAGAGGTTGAATAGACTCTAAAGCTTTATCTATGTGTTTAGTGAGGTTGGTAATCTTGTTCATACTTAAATGCTTGTATAAAACCTCTGCGGTTTCTACGTCTTCTACATTAAGTATGTCGTCATCTACAGTTATAGAATGTACAAATCTAAAGATAAAATAAAATAACGCATCGACTGATTTCATTTCATCTTTGTATGTAGTAATAATATATTTAAGTAATGCTAATTCTTTTACAATTTCCGGTAATTCGAAATTAAATTTAAAATCTACACCATCGATATTTAAAATATAATCAGGTATATTAACTTCTCCTATTTCGCACTCTATCTTTTCGTCTTTTACATCATTATACCATTGCTGTAAGATAAACAATTTGTCTAAGTACTGTACATTACCTTTAGCTTCTTTTCTAATATGCTTGTTAATAAACTCCAAGTACTGGGTGCTAGCAGTGAGCTCATTAGTTACATTACGCGCAAAATCCTCAAACTTAGATTGTAGTTCAAGATTAATTTTATTAATAGTGATTTCTTGCTTACTTACTGGTAAAGTAAAATTGAGTTTAGTTAACTCACCTAGTTTCTGGATTATTGCGTTCATTTACAAGTTTGATAGCCTTTGTTAAATGTTGCTTTACTTCTAAGAAAGATAAATGATCGAATGCTTCATACGTAAAATTATATTCTTTCATTAAAAATAGCCTCTCTTCTATAATATTCTTATACGAACCAACAAAAGCTAAATATATTATTTTAATTATTAACTCTATGTCAAGAAAAAATCTACTTTGTATGTCTCCTACTTTGTATATGAAAATGTTGTTTAATTGTTCTTCATATTCGTTAATTATAGGTTTTAATTCTGTATATATAGTTTTTGGTATTAAATTAAAATCTGCGTTAGTTTTAAACTCAAATATCTCATCATTAAAGTTTATACTTTTTATACAATGCATAGGTTTGCATGTATAATCAATAATATTAGGAAAATCGACAGTAATATCAAAATCTTGTATTTTGTGGGTAGTAGGAGAAGATTCAGGTATATTAAGCAGAAAGTTCTCTTCAAAAACTACAATTTCTTTTTCTTTATATGAAAGTTTTATACTACTATTCTCTTCTACGAACCGTTCATATTTAACAAAAGATAGAACATCAAGTAAGTTTTTCGAACCACATAGAGATATGAATAAGTCGAGGAACTCTTTTTTTCTATTATTTTCCGAATAATAAGTTAGCTTAGATACTTGATTATAACTTACCATCTATAGGAGTAATTACATCATATGTAGAAAATCTCCATCTTGTACCTACGCTACCGGTGGTTGTCTCTCCTGCATATTCTGCAACGTTAGCAGATAAAATATTATAAGGTATACAGTCTCTATATACGTAATATTTACGTATTACAGGAGATCCGCCAGAAGAACCAAAAAGAACTGAACTAAACGTCTTACGAGTTGTAAGTTGTTCTTTAGCTATAAAGTAAATTGTTACGGTTGTGGTTAAGTCAATATCATCAAAGTTACCATGAATACTATACATTTGAACCCATGGTCTAATAATTGTATCAACAAAACTTATATTACTTTCCGAGAATTGTATCTCTAAATCTGTATCAGGATATTCTCTTTCATCAACAAACGGACCAACAGGAAGCAAACCGTTAATTAATTTACCCTTACTAGAAACGTTAACTTTATCAGTAGTTAAATCAACCCCGGTAGCGAGATACATATACTCACTACCAGATATATACTTTTCATATACTGATTTAGATCGATTTATACCTAATGGTTTAGTACCAGGAGTAATTCCTAAGTTTTTTTGATTCTCATCTGTAAGTGCTGCCGGTATAGAATCTATTTTAACTAGAAATAGATTTTGCGACGCTGGAAAAGTAGGGAAGTCCTTTAACAGATCGAAAAAGGACTCCCTCAAATTACGTTTATCTAGAGATGGCAGCTGTACGCTCATTTAAATTATTTAGGTCTATTAACCTAAAACAGCACCAGCTAACTTACCGATAGCATTGACTGCTGTGTTGAGCTCATTGTCTCTCCTAAAGAATTGGTAAGCGAATGTCAGACTAACGGATAGTACTTCTCCACTACCTACCATTGAATAAGAGATATCACCAGCTTGTACAGGAAAAACACCAAATAGCTTATATGTACGTAATACTTCGAACTTAGTATCTAATTGAGCTAAAGTGATGGTGCTATTGTTATGAATAACACCATCACCTGTAGAAGTCTCATCATTGAATGTTTCAGTAACCCAATTTTCAATCGCGATTCTAGAATTAGAAGTAGCATCGCAATAGAAGTCAATACCAAACCCGTCACTGTTATTATAAGAAACTGTACCAGGGATTCGGAAGGTAAAGCCGTTGTAAGGAACCTCTTTGGGAGAGATCTGCTTACCAGGCAGTACCGCGGTTGTTGCGTATACTAAGTCATCCTCAGTAAACACAGGTACACCTTTGTTGGAGACATCTAAGACACGAAACTGAAAGTCACGTGTAAAGTCTCTTGTTTGAGCTACCTTATAAAAGTCCTGTATAGTTTGTTTAATATCAGCCATGATGTTATAATTATTTAGGGTTTACTTATTATTATTGACCTACAATTTCTTCAAAATTAACATCTGTGTTAACAGCGTAGAAATTAACTAATATAAACTCTGCAGCACGAACTGGCTTCAAGTAGATGTCTACTCGTAACTCGTTCTGGTCAATAACACTGCCAGGGTTATTCCGATCATCACAAACAATAAGGTAATCATATACACCTTCTGTCTGTTTTGCGTTTTCAAATATTGGTGTTAAAGTATTAACAACTCTGTTCCTTGTTAAGAACGTATTAGGCTCAAAAACAAAGAACTTAAGTGTCTCTCTCGTTCTCTTCTCAAGGTCGAGGAACAAGCGACGTACATTAACTCTATCAAAGGCAGTTGGCTTACGTTGTAATGTCTTCTGACCAAATACAACAATACCTTCTGCAGGGAATTGAGTAACTGGGTTAACTGCAATTCTATATAATTGATCTCTTTGACGTTGAGTTGGGCTAACTGCGATGTCATTTACACCTGTAACAACTCCTCTGTTGAACCCAGCTGGTGCAAACCATGGTGCAAAGTTAGCATCGTTTTGAGCATAAATCTTAGCTGCAACACCAGAGAATGGAATCCAGATTTGTTTATCACTCGTACCGTCATAAACCTTAGCCCAGTTACCATAGACAGTAGCAAAGTTACTGTTAGCGAATCCGAACTGATGACGTAACGGCCAGTAAACATGCTTGCTAAAGTTTTTAGATTTATCATCTAATACTTTACCTCTTGATCCTTGTACAACTAATGGTTTCAATACATCAGCAATAAAGATATGATCTTTTCTTGTATTGCGAGCAAATGCTTCAAATCTATTAAAGATTGTTCTGTAATTGTCTCTCAGAGCAATCTCATCTGAAGCTGTCATATTATCGCTAGTAGCATAGAATCCAGTATCACTAAGAGTTACATATTCAGTGTCGTCATACGCACTAAGCCCGTTAGATTGAGTTTTACCTACTGCAAAAACTGTACCTAAACCAGCTTCGATACTTACATCAATTGGAAGTAAATCTACGTTAGAGGCAACGTTAAATATACGATCTAACTTATCAGGTACACTACCAACATTCTTTGAAGTATTGTTATTTACATCTGTATATGTACCTAAGCTTACAAGAGCTGGTAGTTCAGTAAATCCGTCTTCGGTACCAGTTCCTAAAAATTTGTCCAATACAGCTGCGTTTGTACCTTCTGTATTTGCAACCCGTACAAACTTAGTTGGTGCATCACCAGCAGTAGAGTTCCAATCTCCAGCGTTAGTAGAAATATTAGGATTA